CCATAAATCCGAGACAGGTAGATGGTGGACCCATACCGAGTGATGTTGTGGTTATTCCCGATGTTGGTGTCCAGAGCGGAAGCCAACTGAGAGGCGATGTTATCAGTGGTCACAGATGACGCATGGGAAGAAGCAGACCCATCAGGCACTGTGTAGCTGGCCTGTGTCGATCCATCTACGATGATTCGGTAGGTGGCCCCATAGGACCCCTGGCGGACCCACATCAAGGCCTCGGGCTGTCTCTCATAGGACGTGGTCCCATCGTGGTTGACCATCTTCTCCTTGTTCACGATGAAGGTGTAGTCGGCAATGGTCACAGCGGAGAAGCTAATGGAACCATAAGCTGTATCCAGATAGGACACACCGTCAGGCGTGTTGACTATCTTCTCGTTGCCTTCCAGATCGAACACTCGGATCGACTGGTTGTTGAGCAGTACGACATACCGCTCGGTCTTGTCTCGGACGATGGTGTGGATGTACGGGGAGTATCCCGTTGAGCCGTCTGTTAGCTTGGCCACATGGTAGGACCCTGGGCGCTTACGCATCCCGTCGACCACCGAAGGAAACCCATTGATGACCTCGTCAGCCTGGGATGACAGTCGGAGAGCCGGGGGCTGCTGACTCACCCCGTTCACCATGTTGGGAATGCTGGTAGAGATCAGAGTCATATCGGTTACCTATAGAGAACTCGAGCAATCGACGGATTGTTGAACACGTTGTAGTCGGCGTTCTCAGCCTCCACGTCCTCGAGGCCTGCCTTCACCTGTACCTCGTTGCGGTAGTAGAAGGTGTCGAGGAGTTCTGACCCAACGACGTTCTCTTGGAACAGACGTGAGGCTCGCGTGGCGATGTACGCCCGTGCTTGTTCGATTAGCTCGTCAAATGGGAGGAGTACGATCATCGTCACAGTCACCGGATTGTCGAACTTGTAGGTCCGGTTCTTGAGGTCGTACAGCTTGCGTCCTCGCTGGACGAGGTTGTGGGTAGTATCTTCCGGATCGACCTTGAGTGTCGTGCTGGGGACCAGCAGCTCCTTTGCTGGGAACGTGGGGATTAACTCCACACCTGGCTCGGTGTTGAAGTGCCACCCACGCGATTGAACCTGTCGGCTCACAGAGTCGAGGGTTTGTTTTGCCATAACGGCATCGACCACACCGGTATCTTCCACGGTACTAACCGGGGACTCACCGATGGCCGAAAGCATCGAGTTGATGGCTTCAAGCTCAGTTGTCGGAGTCAACATAGACGTTCTCCGTTGTCGAAAACCTAAAAAAAAGGGCCACCCTAATTAAAGGATGACCCTTGATGTAGTCACTAATGCAACCTTACACGGCTGCAGTGGTCAGTTCGATTGCGGCCTCCGGACGGAGAGTGCCGTGACCGACAGCATACTTCGCCACCATCAGAGTACCCTGACGGGAAATCTGATAGTCGGACTCCATGCCCAAATCCATCAGCTTGACGGTACCGACAGCGGACGGATTCATCATCAGGCCAATGGTGCCAGAGAAGTCACCAGCGTACTTGTCACCAGTGCCCGCCTCGACCGTGCCAGTGCTTACGCTGGTAGACGGCAGGTTGTTGGTCTTGACGATGGTGATGCCAGCCACGCGGATTACGTTACCGGCAGCGTAGGAGCCTTCACCGCCCCAATCACGGTTCAGCACCTTGGTCGACTGAGCCAGGGCGTAGAACTCGTTCGGACGGACGAACAGATACCGCTCGTCTTCCGGTACTTCCTTCTCGTCCATGATGCGGGCGCACTCGAACATCGCATCGGCGAGACCGTCACCATCACCTGCGGCGAGGGAACCGATCTGAGTTCCACCATACTGGTCGGCATCGTCGATGGTCTTGGTCGCTCGAGCAGCCAGAACACCGGTCTGCAGAACGTGCTTGTCGAACTGGTTGGCGAGGGCGTTACCCATCTCGGTGGAGTAGGTCGAACGCACGTCGTAGTGGTTCTTCGCCTCATCAATGTTCGCAATGAACTGCGGAGAGATCAGGAGATCATCGATGGTGATGACCTTCTCGGCGTGTTTCAGTTCGCCGCCGAGAATCTGTTCGCCAGGCTGGTGGTAAGAAGCACCAGTACGGCCCATGACCGGGAACTGTGCCGACTTGCCGTTCTGAATAGTCCGCATCTGGTGCTTGCCAGTCATCACGTTCTTCTTCTCGAAGGACGTCAGGACCTCACCAGCGAATACTTTCAGGAAAAGGGCGTCTGCGTCACCTGCACCGTTGGTTTGGCCCAGGCGCGAAACAGTTGCGTCTGCCATTTGAAATTACCTCGTATGAACGATTGTTGAGAGATTGCGCTCCCAGCAGTCCTTCATACCCTTCCACTCAAGGTTGTCCCGTCGCTCCATCCGCAGACAGAACTAAGGGGCCGAGGCTTCGCGTATGAAAACCTTTGGTCGCTTACCACCGGCTTTGCGGCCAGTGTGGTTTTGGCGATCTCTAGTCGTTCTCGATGAGGTAGTTGGCTGATATGGCAGGGATCGAACCTGCATCTTGCGGATTAACAGTCCGCTGCTCTACCAGTTGAGCTACATGCCAATAAAATGACCCTCAGATTTGAGCTTCATTGAGAGGCTTAGAGGGTTTATCGGACCCCCAGGTTTGAGCTTCATTGAGAGGCTTAGAGGGTTTATCGGATTAGGTGTCCCTGTTGAATGCGCGAGGGAGGGAACGCAAACAGGGACTATGAGGGAGAGGAGACGACATGCTTTGGAGACCATGATGATCTCCATAACTGTGTGGTATTAACGCGTCGCTAACCTCCAGGTTTCTTCTTGTTGAATCCACCCCTCTTCTCCATCGAACGGAAGCCGGAATAACCGAGGTAACCCGTACCGAATAACCACCAGAGTTCTTCGGGGATGGCCTTGAAGCCCATCGCTACGTTCTCAAAGAAGAGCTTCATTTGGTCTGGGTGGAACACCCCAATGACAGGGGCCACAAGCACAAGCGAAAGGATCACAACGTAGAAGACATACATGAACGAGGGGCGAGCCCGGCTTGTCCATTTGTCTTCACTCTCCGCTTCTGCCGTGATAGCAGACATTCGTGCAGACAGTTGTTTGAGTTCGCCTTCCTGCTCTAGCTTTAGCAGCTGCGCTTTCGCCTTGGCCTTCTCTTCCGGATCAGGGAACAGCCGGTCGATCAGTTGCTCCCCAATAGCGAAGGCACCACTGGCGATTGCAGTAGTAAAACCCATAGGGCCTCCTTAGATCACGTTGGAGCGGGCGAGCTTCTGCTCAACATCACGGCGGTAGGCCGGATCAGTCGAGTACCGGGGGTCCCGCATCGCTTCAGTCAACTGAGCGACAGACTCGAAGCTACTACCAGGGGACTTACCTGATGTCGTATCCGTGGCGAGGCTTGGCTCTTTCGGATTGGCTTGCTGATACTGATAGGCCAGCGACTGGACAGCACTCTTGATCTGACCCATGTCGTTCGAGTCGATCTGCGAGTTGAAGGCCTTCTTCTGCTCGTCGGACATATTGTCCTTGGCCCACTCGACCATCTCTTGGTACTGCTCCTGGCCGCCCACTTCGTTGTAGACGTTCTGCTCTACCTGAGAGGCCTTGGCTTCGACGCCTTGGATGTACTCGTCTACGAACTGTTTGGGGATGCCCGCCTTCTCGAGGGCCTCGTAATGGTCGTCGGTCAGGTCACCATTTTGGGCGTAGTAGTCCGACATGGATTGAACATCCAGGTTAGCATCCGCTGCCTTCTCGGCGGCTTCCTCATTGGACATCTCCTCGTCAGACTTGTCGTCCTCCGAAGGTTTCTCATTGGATGTCTCCTCGCTCGAATCCTGTGACTCACCGGAGTTCTCACCGAGACGCTTCTCGAGTTCCTTGTAGGCTTCGGCCAGATCATCAACACCGTTGAACTTACCAAGAATCTTCTCTTCGCCTTCGCCTTCGCCACTGGATTGCTCTTCCTGCTTGGTACCGGTCTGTTGAGACTCCTCGTACTTCGCAGCCATCTCTTCGTCGTGACCTTCCGGAGCCGATGTGCTGTCGGCTGATTGGTTCTGGTCCATTGTATTGACGCTCTCCATTGGTACTCCCTATTAGCCGTGTACGATTTGCATACCGTTCCGCCGCTCTTCGAGGCGACCATCTTTCCGCTTCTTCAGGTGACTGCCCTCTTGCGGAGCTTTTACCGGAGTCTCTTCGGTGGGAGTCTCTTCAGTTGTTTCCGCCTTGGTCTTGGCGGCTGCGCTGCGGGTCTGTTTCACTTCACTCTTGGCCTGAGCCATTGTTGGTTCCTCCATTCAGTCCTGATTTAACTGCTTCCTGGGCCATTCCCATTCCGCCTTCCGCGGCCATTGCTTGCATCTGCTGCTGTTGCTGCTGTTGCATGGCTTGCTGTCGCTCTTGCTGTACCTGCTCTTCGCTCTTGACGAGACCGTTGATGTCAATCCCCAATGCCGTACCACGGCGCTT